CGGCGTCACGGAGGCGGTCGGCGTCAGTCTTTGTTGGCTGCGTCGGCATGGTGTCGTTTCCTTTTGTTTCGTTGGATACCCTTGGGCGAAGCGTTATAACGGCGGTGTCGTTGAAGACCCTTAGGCGAATTATCGTAGCGACGCAAGGCCTCACTTCGCAGGGGGGAGGAACTGTACCGATCCCGTCTGGCGTGGCCCTTCGGGCTGTGATCGTATCGTTTCTCGTTGGCCACCCCCTTGACTGTTTTCTTCCAGCGGGCTTGACTCAATCGTTTTTTCAACAAGGAGCTTGGTATCGGCTCCGAAGTCGATTGAGATGGTGACGCGCTCTTGCGGGGCATTGCCTACCTGCTGTTTTCCGAGGCCGGCGATATCGGCGTACACTTTAGTCAGTTGCGCGACTTTCTCAAGGGGTTCGAGTTTGTTCGAGAGGCGCGCGCCCGCGACCAGGAGACTGTCTTCAACGATGGCCGCGGCCTTGAGAATGACGCGCTGCTGCGTTGACTTAATGTCGCGCCACTCCTCCGTGGCCTTCGCGAGCGCGTCAATATAGAACGGGTCTTTCGACAGCCACTCGTATGCGGCTGTGGTCAGGTCGCACTCTTCGAGGACGTTGTCAAGCTTCCCCATGTTCATCGCGACTTTGCGCGCGACCGACAGCGCCTGCTCAATATTAAATTTTCGGGGCACAACGGCGGGCACGGTTACAGGAGCCTTGGCTGCTGCAACGGTGGGCTGTGTTACCGGCCCGGTAACGTTGAGGCTCGCGAAACCGGTGTCGACATGTTCATCGCTCATGGCGCGCAATCTCGCCCGGAACGCCTTAGGTAACCGTTAACGGATCGCTAACCGCTCCGAGATACGGTGGCGTCTTCTGCGCAGAAGGTTCAGCAATGTCAGATCAATCGCTCGGAGCCCAGGGCGTTTTGCAATTTACGCCCCCCGCGCAACTTGAGCAACAGCTTGCCGCGCAGGCGACTGCCAAGGCCCAGGCCACTCAGGCTGCCCAGCAGCAGGTCGCGCCCCCGCAGTTGATCGGGTACATCAAGGGCCAGTTCGAGATATTCCGGAACCATCGCAACACCTCTGCCGGCTGGTCAAACCGGTTGCTGGATGCCCTGCGCATCTTCAATGGCCAGTACGATCAGAACAAGCTTATGGAAATCCGCAAGTACGGCGGTAGCGAGGTGTATGCCCGAGTCATATCCCAGAAGTGCCGGGCGGCCAGTTCGCTGCTCCGGGACATTTATCTGGGGCAGGACAAGGCCTGGACGATCCGCCCCCCGGCCAACCCCGAGGTGCCCCCGGAGATTTTGCAGAGCATCGACCAGCTTCTTCAGCAGGAAACGCAGCAGGTCACACAGCATAAGGGCAGCCCCCCGCAAGACAGCGATGTGTGGACGCGCCGGCAGGCTCTTTTGGAGAGCGCCGAGGACGCCGCCAAGAAGAAGGCCGCGGAGCAGGCGCGCACCAGCGGCGACAAGATAGAAGACATTCTCCGGGACGGCGGCTTCTACCACGCCTTCGCCGAGTTCCTGGTCGACTTGCCTGTCTTCCCGTTTGCCGTTATGAAGGGTCCCGTCGTCAAGGTGATCCCGACTGTCGTGTGGCCGCCTAACGGTGGCCAGCCTACGGTCAAACAGAAGCCGAAGATGACGTGGAACAGAGTGTCGCCGTTTGACCTGTGGTTTACTCCGGGCGTATCGGACATTGAAAATGCGAACACCATCGAAAAGTTGCGCGTCACCCGAGCCGAACTCAATGATCTTCTTGACTTGCCCGGCTACGATGTCAACGAAATCCGCGCCGTCCTGGATGAATATGGACGTGGTGGGCTCTATGATAATTGGGATACCACTGATGCTGAACGTGCTGTCCTTGAAAGTCGTGAAAATCCTGCCTGGAACCGCTCAGCGCTAATCTCCATGATGGAGTTTAATGGGAATGTACAAGGTCGCATCCTTCAGGATTACGGTCTGGCCGTTCCGGATGAACTTCGAGATTATCATGTGCAGGTTTGGTGCATCGGTAATCACATCATTAAGGCTCACTTGTCGCCGTCACCGCGCGAGAGGCATCCGTACTTCATTACGTCTTTTGAAAAGGTGCCGGGCACGCCGGTTGGCAATTCGCTCAGCGATCTCCTTGGGGACGTACAAGAGTGCGCCAATGCGACACTTCGGGCGCTAGTTAACAACATCAGCATTGCATCCGGTCCGCAGGTTGTGGTAGAAGATGATCGCCTTTCCCCCGATGAAACAGGCGAGGACTTGTGGCCATGGAAACGATGGCACGTTCGCAACGACCCGGTGGGGAACAACTCGAAGCCCCCGATCAGCTTCTTCATGCCGACCAGCAATGCGCAGCAATTAATCGCTGTGTATCAGCAGTTTATCTCGATCGCAGACGACGTGAGCGCCATTCCGAAGTACGTGGGTGGTCAGGCTGGCGCTGGTGGCGCTGGGCGCACCGCGTCTGGACTCGCTATGCTCATGGGAAACGCGAGCAAAATTTTACAGTCTGTATCTGCCAATATCGACCGCGACGTGTTAGAACCTGCGCTGCTTCAGCTTGCGGATTTGGTCATGTTGACCGATACGAGTGGCATCCTTACTGGCGAGGAGAAGATCAGCGTCCAGGGCGTCTCCGTGGCGATCCAGCGCGAGACTTTGCGCCAACGCCAGATTGAGTTCTTACAAACCACGAACAACCCTGTGGATCAGAAAATCACGGGCATGAAGGGCCGCGCCAACGTGCTCCGCGCCGTCTCGCGCGATATCGGTCTCCCGGGCGATGAAGTTGTGCCGCCCGAGCAGGAGATTGAGAAGATGGAAGCTGACCAGAAACAACAGGCTCAGCAGGGCGGCAACATGACCCAGCAGGTTGAGGAAGGCGTCCAGGCGGGCGTCAAGGCTGGTGTCGCGCGCATCGCCACCGAACTGACGGCCGGCCAGATTGCCATGCAGGCGCACATGCCTGAGGGTCCCCCGGCGCATGTCGGCACCCCTGGTGAATTTGATCAGCAGGGGCAACCCGGCCAACCGGCGACAAATAATCCAGCTATGGACCTGGGGCACGCTGCGGCCCAGGCTCAGGGCTCACAGACAAGTCCTCCATCAGCAGGCGGTCTCGGCCCCCAATCCGCCACACTCGTGGGGAATATGCCCGGGCCGGGAGCAAAATCCATCTCGCCCGGCCCGGGGTAATTCATGAATAGGTCATCGGTCGCTGTGCATGAATTTCATTTTTTGTCTGGACTTCCACGTTCTGGAAGTACGCTGTTGGCTAGTATCTTAAGGCAGAACCCACGCTTCCATGCGCACATTGAAAGCCCTGTGGGACGTATGGTGACCGAGCTTCACAGGTCTATGGGCGTCGTGAACGAGAGTGACTATTTCATTGATGACGCTGCCCGCGCGCGTGTCCTTCGTGGAGTGTTTGAAAATTTTTATAAAACAGAAGACGCCCCCGTAGTCATAGAAAACAATCGCAGATGGTGCGCTAATATCGAACTCCTACTGACCCTGTTTCCAGACATGCGCATTCTCGCTTGTGTTCGGCACCCAGCGCACATCGTGGATAGCTTTGAGCGCTTGCTGTGCGCGCACCCCCTTGCCGTGAGCGCCATCACAGGCGGCAATAGCAACATGAATGTCTATGATCGCGCGCGCTGGTATCTCACGCCGGATGGTGTCCTCGGCTACGCTCTGAACGCCCTACGCATGGCATGGTACGGCGCGCACCGCGACCGGCTTATCCTCGTGCGGTACGATGACCTGTGCCGTTTCCCCAAGGAGACATTGGCTGACGTGCACAGGCTGCTGGGCGAGAAGCCATTCAAGTACGACTTCGAGAACATTGAGCCTATTTCGGGGACCAAGGAGTTTGACGCGCGCCTCGGAACCCCCGGGTTACACGATCTTAATAAGAAGGTCGTATACGAGGCGAGGACTGCAGTGATCCCTCCCGATATTTTCCAGAGCCTCCCGAAGCCGTTCTGGGACCCTCCGGACGTTAAGGAAGTAGACACCAAGCCAGTATAGCGTCCAGGACGACCATTCGAAGGGCCTTTCATGTCCATAACCGGCAGTTACAAATATGACCGAAATTCGCTTGGCAACTTT